GCTGGTCACACGTTTTCAGCTTAGTAAGCTGAAAATCCAGGTTCGAATCCTGGTCCCTCCACCGGGGAGGTTGAGCGGGGTCTCTCTGCGGCCCACAGAGAGATTTGTGGAACCGTTCAACCCTCGCGGTGGGGGGATCGTCCAACGGTAGGACATCAACGTCTTTCGGGTGCCGGTGAAAGCTGGTGCTTGATTGAAAACCAGAAGCGATTTACGCGAGCCAATTAAAAATGTCAACTTTATGAAACGAGACAGCCATGATCGAACAAGCGCTCAGCAAGACAGCCATCATTTCGCAGCTCGCGCAATCGCCGCATGGCAAACTCGAAGCCTACCTCCCTGTTGGTGAAGTTGCCGCCCGGCAGGAGCCGGAATTTCTCTCGCATCTCATCGCCTATAACCGGATCCACGGCCAGGTGCGCGACGCCAAGGTTGCCTTGCCGGTTGTGTTTTTGGCGAAGGGTGCGCTGAATGTCGAGTACATCGACAACGCATTGGCGCATCTGGCATTGCTCGATGTTCGAAACTTCGAGCAGGCCGTACGCTTCGCGAAGACGCAGCATGCCCGAATGCACCGGGTGAACGATGTAGTGCGGCGCTACGTCCGTGTGCGCGAAGCCAACACGTTTCGCTGGGAAAAGGCAGCGGTGCAGCATCGCGAGACACTGACCAATTTGTATGCTCTCGCGCGTGTACGCCCGGCGCCATGGGCGAACGAGATTCTGTTCAAGCAGAAGTATCCGCGCGGCTCGGTTTTTGAGGCGATCGACAACCTGAAGAATATGACACCACTCGAGGCGGCCGGCACGATCGCCGCTCGCAAGATTCCGTTTTTGATTGCCGTCGGCGCCTTGGGCGCCAAGTCGAAGGATCCGGACCTGGTGTTGGCGATGATCAACCGGATGTCGCCATCGGAGCTAGTCAACAACACAACCATGCTGCAGCGCATGGGAGTGAAGACGGTCCCGGCACTTCGTGCAGCTTATGACGAAGCTCTGGCGAAGGCCGCTGGCAGCAAGAAGAACACGCTGAAGGTGACGAAGATCATCGAGAATGCCGAAGAGGAGCTCGATGAAGGCACTGTCGAGAAACTGAAGGTGCTCCAGGAGAAGCAGATCAAGACCCTTGGCGGTATCGATGGCAATTGGCTCGTGTTGGCCGATAAGTCTGGCTCGATGACGATGGCGATCGAAGCATCGCGGCACATCGCGGCAACGCTTGCCCGGATGGTGAAGGGTAAAGTGTGGCTGGTGTTCTTCGATACGATGCCGCGGGGCACGGAAGTGACCGGCATGACCTATGAGCAGATTCGCGACAGAACCAAGGGCGTGACCGCGAATGGTGGCACGTCGATCGGTTGCGGTTTGCTCGGGATGCTGGAAGCTAATGTCGAGGTTGACGGCATCGCCATCGTGTCGGATGGCGGTGAAAACCAGCCGCCCTTGTTCCCGGCGGTCTACAAGTTGTACTGTGAGAAATTCGGCAAGGAACCGCCGGTGTATTTGTACCGGCTGAACGGCGAAATCGATTACCTAAGCCATGAGATGCAGCAAGTTGGACTCGATTTGCAGAAGTTCGATTTGGCCGGCAACACGGTGGATTATTACGCGCTGCCGAATCTGGTCCAGACCATGTCGTGTCAACGCTACGGTTTGATACAGAAGATCTTGGACACGCCGCTCTTGCGGCTGGACGACATTTTACCGCCACTGGAGGTGCGCCATGGCACGGCAGTGGTCGCTTGAGGAAAGACGAAGAAGGGTTGCAGCGCTTCGCAAGGGGCCTGAAAGGAGCACGACGATGCTGGAACGTTTGAAAAGCCTGAACATCGAGGGGATGGATCTCGATGAGGCCGTGGCGCTACGCATGTTTGCGGGGCAGTTGCGGGATTTCTACGAAAAGATGCAACTTGAACCGCCAGAATGGCTTGACACGCGCATCAAGGAGTTGTCGCGCGAGATCAAGTCGCGGACCGCGGATATGCTCGAGAAGCGGCTGCGCGAAGCCAAGGCTCGCCGGGAAGCGTTGAAGCCGGCGACCGAGCGGCGTGAGGAAGTTGACGCCGAGATCAAGCGCCTGGAAGAGCAACTCGCAGGGCAACCGTAAGAATACCCGGTTGGGGGAGTGCAGACGGCCGGGTCGAAAGGCCCGGCCGTTTTGTTTTTGTCGTAGAGCGCGACCGGTCGAGCGCCCTGCCTCTCAAGCAGGTGATAGTCGGTCCAATTCCGACCTACGACGCCATGGCGCAGAGCACGAACGGATGAGTGCCTTCTCTTTCAAAGAAGTGATAGTGGGGTCAGCACCCACCTGCGCTACCAATGCCCCGGTCGTCCAACGGCAGGACGCCTGACTTTGACTCAGGAGATCATTTGGGTTCAATTCCCTGCCGGGGTGCCAAAAACTTTTCCCGATACGCAAGCGTTTTCGGGTATACTGGGCGTGTCAGTGAGAGACCCTGTCAGGACCGAGGCGCAATCGGAGAAACTGTGCTGGCGGGCGGAGAAAATTAGAGCCGCTTAACAACCCGGAGAAAGACGGGCTTGCATCGTAAATCCGCCGATCGTGAATGCGGATGAGTTTCCGGAACCTCATAAAGTGCCGGTGGGGTGTCGGCTGTCGCCCGGTTCGCCGGCTGTCCGTTATCAGCCGGCACGAATTTCTGGAAGGAGGGTCACGACCATGAAGACAGCGTAGGAGGCTAACTTCATGATCGTGTATCACTTCAAGGGCGCGCGGCGCCGCTTGCTGGATCGGGAACGCTTGGAACGAGGCGAACCCAAACAGAATCGCGAGCGTAACCGTTCGCTCAACTGCCGTTTCCCGAAAGAAGGGAAGGCATATCGCCTGAAAGGGCGGGCTCGGTTCAAGACTGGGAAGAAGAACCGGGATCGTAAGAAGAGCAGTTTGTAGGCACTCCTATATAGGAGTGTTTGTGCCCCGGTTGCCGATGGTGAGGCGGAACGGCTCCAACCCGTTTCTTCGGCGTTCGAATCGTCGCTGGGGTGCCATGCGTCGGTAGCTAAATTGGATTAAAGCTCTTGACTCTTAATCAAGTGATTGCGGGTTCGACTCCCGCCCGACGCACCAAAGTTTTCAGCGAGTAGGCAAGCCTGGAGAGCCGCCTGGCCTGGGACTAGGAAATCGTTGGTTCAAATCCAACCTCGCTGACCAGAATTGGAGGCAGCATGACGCGAAGATGGTTCTTTGGGATGGCCGGTGGTGTTGGTGGCTGGTTCGGCATTAAGCCGGCTATGGCAAAACCTACGCCGCCGGCGATCAAGCAGAGCCCACGGGTTACTTATTCTACATTAATCGGCGCTCCTGGATACGTTTTCGTAAGCCTGTATTTTGACGTCGAATGGAATGCAGAAATGAAGATGACAGTTGGGCGCCCCGGTTCCCATCCATTAACCACGAGTTGGATCACAGGTCCATATCCAGGGAACCCCAGTCGGCGTCGTTGGCTTGGATTCACGTCGATATCTGGGCTCGTAGCTCACCCACCGTTACTGCTGACGCTGACGAGTGATCGGCCCTTTGTGGTCCACCAGGTGGTGCCGTCGTACCGGCTGCCAGCGGCTGACAGAATCTCGGAACTTCGCGAGGCGCGTCATGTTTTGGATGGTCTTACGGACAAGTCGCCGCGGCAACGCGCACTTGAGATTGAATCTGCATCGGCTCGCGAACAGATCCATGAAGCTCGCGTGCAGCGGTACAACGATGCCATGAAGGGTTTTGATTAAGCCCGGCTCGTTTAGCGGCCAGGACCGGCGGTTTGTAACATAGATCAAGCCGTGTTATAATTGACATGGTTTGGGGACTAAAACATGCAGTAAATGCAAGAGAGAATTGGAGAAGGAGGTATTCGCCCCGAGGGATGGTAATCCAAACAAGCTAGCGTCATGGTGCCGAGAATGCACTCGTTCTTGGGCGAATCTTCAATATTCAACAAATTCAAAACGTAGGCAGGCAATCGCTGATAATAGAAAGCTGTGTAAGTTACGGAATTACGCGCTCTTGTCCACGTTGAAGGATTTCCCGTGCATCGATTGCAAGAACCGTTTCCCGGCCTGCTGTATGGATTTTGACCACATCAGAGGCAAAAAGTTGCATAATGTGGCTTGGTTGGTCAATGTTTCAGAGCGTAGACTTCTTGAAGAGATCGCGAAGTGTGACCTAGTCTGTGCCAATTGTCATAGAATCAGGACGGCCAGGCGAGGCGGATGGTTTAAAATGAATGCCGAGATAGCACAAGTTGGCGGTGCGCCGGTTCTGTAAACCGGAGGTTGCGAGATCGTGGCTCGCTCTCGGCTCCATGCCTCGGTAGCTCAGTGGCAGAGCAGTGGTTTCGTAAACCACCGACGAGAGTTCAATTCTCTCCCTTGGCTCCAGAGTTTACGCGGTGGTGGCCGAGAGGCAAGGTACCTCACTGTCTATGAGGACAACGCGGGTTCGAATCCCGTCCATCGCGCCAAGCGGGTGTGGCTCATTGGTTGAGTTCCAGCCTTCCAAGCTGGCCAAGAGAGTTCGATTCTCTCCACTCGCTCCAAAGTTATGAAGACGATCGAGGTGCTGATTCCTGGTAAGTGCTCGATGATCCGCGGCGCTCTCGCCACGTGTGCGATCGAGGGGAACCAGTTCGCGATCGATGCGATCGAGACCATCCGGCGTGTGGATATCGGCGAGCCGGTTGGGGCGCGGTACGCGAAGCAGTTGAATGAGTTTTTGAGCGGGCGTAATTCAGCGGCAGAATGTCTGACTGCCAGTCAGAACGTCGCGGGTTCGAGTCCCGCCGCCCGCACCAAGCCCTTGTAGCTCGACGGTCGAGCATTCGGCCTTTAACCGAATGGACTGGGTCCGATTCCCAGCGAGGGCACCAAAGATTGGATGTAGTTGGTCATAGGGCAAGGCTCCTTCAGGGCGGCTGGCCGCCAAGCAAGCGCTATGGCCGTAAAACCCCAAGGGAGACCGAAAGCCCGAAAGGGCATGGAGAATGCCGGTGAGGACGAAAGAAAACCATGCAGGGTTTGTCCAAGAGGCCGAGCTAGATCCCCCGGAACGGCATGGCGGGCCGGGAACGACACAGGACGGTGAAGCACGTCCGTCCGAAAGATGACCGCGGGGTTACGAGGTAGCTTCTACATGATGCCGGGCAACCACGCTGGTCGCGTGGACTGGTCCTACAAACCAGCACAGTGGAGTTCGATTCTCCGGCCCGGTACCACCCTCGAGAGGCTCTCCGGACGAGCAGTCGGCCGATAACCGACAGGGAGATGGTTCGATTCCATCCTCGAGGACCAAGTTCTATGACTAAAAGACTGGCAACAGATCAAGATTATATGATCCGCTGGCGTAGCTCAAGACCGGCCAGAGCACATGGCTTATAACCGTGAGGTTCTTGGTTCAAATCCAAGCGCCAGCACCAGGTTCCGATGTTAGAATACTGAGGAGGAATTTTCATGACGCAGATAGAAGCCGACAATTACAACATCACGCTGCCCATCACGACAGCCGCGGAAGCGAATGCCTGTTTCATGCAACCCGCACAATTGCAAGACGTTGACGCGAGTGGCAAGACCACGATTTACTTACGGCCGTACGAATGTGCGACCAAATCCGGCGCACAGATGCTCGCGACCGCTGTTGGTGGGTCAATCAACGGCCAATTGATCCCCAGCCTGAAGGTCTCGCCGACGATCTACACGGTCATCTGGCCAGACAATAGCAGCTCGCTTGCCGGTTGGTATATCTACAACTGGCTGATTCTGCATGGCTGGAACTGGAGTGGCGGAATTGATGTTGGATCGCCGCTGGCCTGGACCGCGCCGGCAGCGAAGTAAGCTATTCCGGGATAGCTCAGTGGCAGAGCTCAGTTTTGGTAAAGCTGCGACTCGGGTTCGATTCCCGGTCCTGGATCCAGATTATGCCGCCGTAGCTCAGTGGTGGATGTGCGGCTTCGAAGCGTTGTCCGGACCGCGCTTCGGGGTGCATCACATCTCCCATGTGGGGTGACCTGCATGGCTTTGAGAGCACCGACTGTGGAAGCCGGAGCATGGATGGTTCGAATCCTCCCGGCGGCTTTACCCACATTCCGGGGTAGCCGACGTGGTCAAGGCACTGGCCTGAAACGCCAGCAATAGTCGTTCGATTCGACTCCCCGGAACCAGACATTAACTGTGGTGGAACCAAGGCACTACGGCTTGACAGATCGCCGGATTACTTGCAAAATAGAAGATATGCACCAAACACCACGCAGAGTTCGAATAGGGCTGCGTGACAGAATGCTCGTTAGAATGGCGGAATCCTGGCCATCCCCTCCGAAGACTTTCAGTAAATTCCAACGTGAACGGCTTCGCAAGTCATTCGAAGTGGTTGATTTGTACTTAGATAGAGGGATGACGGTCAGTGAAATCGCCAAAAGGCGGCACTGCACGCATCAGATGATTTCACTGATTTTGAAGCTGGGGATAGATTACCTGTTGGAGACCGGCACGATTCGAGTTATCGAGGAATTAGCAGCTTAACTGAGCGCGCTGGCTGCAGAGCCTATCACGTGGCTTGGCTGGCCAACAATGTGCTGTTCTTCCAGGTAACCAAGAGCCTTCTGCATGCCGAGAGCTAGACAGTGTGTGCCGTGGTAATCCTTCCCACTGTTGACGTGATCTCCTAACCGCTCCAGTGCCCGCTGCATCCCACGCGCCAGATGGACGGTCTTGTCCATCGCGCGCCCGTCGTTGATCTCGCCTAATGACTTGAAGAAATCTACCGTTGTTGGATTAACCCTTCCAAAAATTCGTACCCGCTTCGTGCCTTCCGGCAATTTGTTTCGTCCCATCGTATAAACATCTTGAACTCTACGCGATAATCTGTCAACATTAAAGCGATTCTTTATGACTGAAGTCATCGTTACGGTGTTCGCGACGCTCGCGTTCGTGGCTGCGGTCGCCTGGGGTGTGCTGCTATTCCGGGCGTGGAAGAAACAAAACGAGAGCCGGGCAGCCCTCCAAGCGGCAATCGAGGCCCATACTGGCAGTTTGAAAGCGATCTCTGAGCATTCCGCCACGCTTGAAAAGATGGTTGACGGATTCATCGGGGTCAGTAAAACCCAAGTTGAATATCTGGAACGTGTTGAGAAGGCTGTCGACACCTTCCGCAAGGGAATCTTCCAATCAGTGCCGGCACCGGCCGGCGACAGTTTCCAGGAGTACGATGAAGAGGCGGCCAGCCGTGAGGGTGAAATCCAGGAGTACATGCGTAGCGGGATGCCGCGGAAGGAAGCCGAAGCGCGTGTTGGCCAGGCTGACATTTGGAAAAGGATGACAGTGCAACGATGACCAGGGCTAAACTGATTCAGATCGCTAGGTTCACTTTGCGTGCACACGCCGGCGATCCGCTGGAGCAGGTTGCGACCGCGCTTGCCGACGGCATTGAGCTCTTTCTGAAGATGGAAGCAGAAATTGGCGAAGAGACTCCAGAACGTTTGCCGGATCCAATTGGAGACGTGTTTGACACCAAGGCCGCCGACTTTAAGACCAGCCGGCTACCGGCATCGCCTGCCATCCAGAAGGCGCCGCCGGAAGCTCCCCGCGAGCCACAGCGTCTCGTTGTCATGCCGGATTCTCCGGAAGCGCGAGAAGCATTGCTGGCGCCGCGGCCCGATCCCGGCGCACCACCGCCATTGCGCCCACCGGAGACTCCAGCGAAGCTGACCGTTTTGCCGTCTACCGAGCCACTCGCGCAGGCGCCAGGTGAGAAGATTTATTGGCGTGTCGAGAAGATTTCCGAGATTCTTCACGCTCAGACGCCGCCAAAGATCAAGATCGTCGTCGAACATCCCGAGCGTGGGGAGATCCCGATCATGCTCGAACGGAACGTGGTGATCGGTGCCGGCTTCGATAGCGTTAAACTCTCCTACAAACCTGTTTGGGCGACTGATGACATGAGCGTGCAAGCCACGTTCTCGACCACTCAGAAGGAACTGCCGATCGGTGAGGAGGTTGAGAAATTGCAGGCTAACGCCATCAAACTCTATTCCCCACGGCCGCGCACGCTTCGGTCGACCACGCCGCCAAATTACGATCAGAGCTCTTATGGTGCCCTGCTGCGCATCGGCATTGACGCCGGGACTGTCTAATGCCAGTAATCCGCGTAATTATATCGAACGGTGAAATTTACGATCTTGCTGTACCGTCAATACCTTACGACTACAGAGTCCCAGTTTTCAAGGCACCCGACTGGAAGCAGATTTTCAGTGGAGAGACCCCAGATAAGCCAACGGTCGAAACCGAAATCCTAAAGTACGACTGCGAACTCAGCCTGAGCGCTGGAATACCCACCTACCTCTAAAAACCACTCCTATATAGGAGTGCCCGCCAGATTAAACCAAGTTGTCAACTTTTATCTCCTAAACAATTGACTTGCTTAGAGATCCCCTTCGGCTGATAATCGTAGTCGGATAACCCTGGGATGACATGGGAGAGAGATCAAATTTGGGATTCACCGCTGAAGATCGTAGGGTCCTGAACCAACTACCGGTCATTCTGCAAAACATGAATGACAAGGTGGAAGGCATGTCTCAGCGCATTCTGCGCATTGAGGACCAAAAGGCAACTCGCTCAGAAGTCACTGATTTGGAAAGGCAAATTATCAGTCGCCTAGATAATTTACGCGATTGGATCTCGAAGATTGAAAAGGAAAAAGCCGATCGGGCCGAACTCTCAACCAACGATGTCGGTGACCACGAAAAGCGGCTCCGGGCGGTTGAAGCTAAGGTGCAGACCCCACCACAGCCATGTCTCGATCACGACGAACGGCTCCGCACCCTGGAGCTGGAAGTCACCGGATTGCCGGAGGCTATCGAAGATCTCGGCAAGTTAAAGGAGTGGCGGTTCTGGACGATCGGCTGGTGCGCTGGCGCCACTCTGGTGATCGTGGCATGCGCCTGGGTAGTCGATTTAGTGGTGAAGCACTGATGCCGGGGACAAAGCGCAAACGGGTGAGGAAGAGTCTCATCGAGAAACTCCCGGAGAGAATCCGAGAATCCGCGGTGATGCGTCGGCAGTCCATCCGCCCGAGCAGTATGACGAAGTACCAGCAGCAGATGCTGTTGCTGTTCATGCCGGAAATCTCCCGGTGGTTTTTCGCTCGGCTCATGGACGGTGTCAAACGCGGGAACAAGACAGATCAGGCATTGTGGGCTGAAATGGCTGGGCATATCCAGCGCAAGAACGGCATCAACATCAACCAGCAGATCCTGAGCCAGCAGAACGTGAACGCGACGGCGCCGCGGTATTCGATGGACCAGATTGTTCGAGAGCTCCAGGAACAAACCGAAATGAAGACGATCGACACGACGCTCGCAATCGAGCCAGGAGGCAGCGATGTTAACAACGTCGCGGTGGAAGCGTGACGTCGGCGTCGATGAACTCGTCGAGCATTTCGATCAGGAGAAGTACCTCGCCGACTGCAGTGTTCTAACGGTCGTGGAGATCCGTCAGCTCGCTGCCGAGATCAAGCGGTGTCAGGAAAGCTTCGAATACGCCGCGAGAAATTATTTTAAGATCATCAACAAGCAGCGGGAAGATCAGTATCTGACCTTGAACGAGGGCCAGGACGTACTGCTGGAGAAAATCTACCGGCTGCGGGATCGCGGTAAACCACAGAAACTACAGATCATCAAAGCACGGCAGCTCGGATGTTCGACTTTAATTGAAGCCTTGATCGCCTGGCGCACGATGTTTTTCCCGAATGTAGCCGCGATGGTGGTCTCGCACGTCGGCACGCACGCCAGCTTCCTGTTCCAGAAGATGGTCCACATCTACGACCAATTGCCATGGTGGATGAAGCCGATGCTCGCCTCGCGTAAGGAAGAGGAGGGGCTTGTTTTTAAGAATCCTGAGCCGGAATTACGTCGCGTGGATCCAGGGTTAAATTCCAGTGTGATTGTCCAGGCAGCCACACAGGTCTCGGGCGTTGGTGAGGGCTACACCATCAATGCGATGCACTTCTCCGAGTACTGCAGCGTCGACGATTCCAAGGCGCGCGAAATCATTGAGGGTGACATGGTGCACGCGCTGGCGCCCAATGTGGGTACTTTCGCGATCTTGGAATCCACAGCGAAGGGTGCTGGCCGGTTTTCTGAGGATTTATGGGTTGCGAATGTGGATCTAGCTGAAAAGGCTGACTGGTATACAGTCTTCTTGCCATGGTTTTTTGAAAAACAGCGCGTAGTGGCTCCGGAAGATGGCTGGCGCCCAAGCGAGCCCGAACTCGCGATGCGTTTGCGTGTCGAGAAAGAGTGGGTGCAGTGCACTCATTGTGGCGAGTTCCGCGAACGTTACTTCAAAACGTTTGACATCAAAGGCAGTGAATGCACGGACTGCCACAAGGGTACTCGAGAACCGTATCTCCTCAGCGATCCGCAGCTCGCCTGGATGCAGGAGCGCGTGCTCAATGCGCGCCGGCGCGGTCCGGAATCACTGAAAGAATTGCGCCAGGAATTGTGCACGACGGCCGAAGAGGCGTTTCAAATTTCTGGCATCGCTGTCTTCCCCGAGGATACGCAGGAGTTTGTGAACGAGACGATTTGCCCGGCGGTTTGGACCGGAAACCTCGATCGCAAAGGCAAGTTTCACTGCTCGATTCGGGAAGTCGATGAGAACGGCAAAGAACACTTCAAGTGTTTCCAGGAATGGTGCACGGTGGATCATCGCTGGGATCTGGAAAGTCCCCTACAGATCTGGGAACTTCCGGAACCAGGCGCGCGGTACTGCATTGGTGTGGATATCGCCGAAGGGTTGGCAACCGAGAAATCGGACTACTCAGTATGCTGGGTAAATAAGATCGGTGATGCGCCGTCGCCAGACACACACGTTGCGACTTATCGATCGAATTCAATCAATCCGTCTGACCTAGCCGCCGTCTGCAACTTCCTTGGCCGTTGGTACAACGAAGCACAACTCTCGATTGAGTACAACGTCTATCAGACGACCGGCGACAACGTCAAGAATTTCTATCAGTACCCAAATCTATTCCGGTGGAAGCACTACGACTCCGTGACCGGGATGAACTCGAACAAGCTGCACTGGCTCACACAACAGAATTCGAAACCGCAGCTATGGCAGACCGGCGTTCGCGCGCTTCGCGAGCGTTCGTGGTTCATCCACGACAAGATGTTCGCGCACGAGATGAAACGATTCCAGAAAGAGGAATACGACTCAAAGAAAGCGGAAGCCGAGACGAACTTTCATGACGATGTCATCATGGCTGCGCTGATCGCGCGCTACACCAGTCACGATCTTGATTCCTACGACGAGAACGCCTATGCGGCCGCGGATGCTGGGCCGGCATTTGTCCAGATGCTCGAGTGGACGATGGATTGCCTGACCTGCAAATTCACATGGCAAGCTAACAATCCAGAAGAGTACAGGCGTTGCCCATCACCGAAATGCAATTCGCCGATGTTGCATGGCAAGCCGAACACCAAAGAGGGACCCACTAAGCTGGGGGGAAAGTACGTTTTCCAGCAGATCGAAGAAGAAGTCAATGAGCTCGATACCCTGCCGGAAGACGGCACGTTAGAAAGGAATTTGGCACCAATCCTATGACCACAGAAGAAGTAGTTTACGACGAAGTCGGCCGTGTGAAAGGCGAATGGTATTTTGATCCAATCGACCTGCCGGCGCTCAATGAACGCGCCGCAATATGTGGGCGCGATCGCCAGCACCTCATCCAGGACTTCTGTAGCGAAGTCTGGGAGAAAGGGTGGATCTGGGAATTCACGCCAAAGGACGAAGTCAGCATCCGGTTGACTCTCGAGCAACGTCGAAAGTTGGAAGAGATCCTGGACGTCAAGGCGTTGACCGGCGACGATCTGTACAACTTCATCACGGGTCTCGCCGAATCGCCAATTAAGTTTGGGAGTTAACCGTGCCGGTTTACGAGAGCTACTGCCGGTCGTGCCATTCGATCAAGGAGTGGTACGCGAAGCACTTCACGGACGTGGCAGAGAACCCGTTCTGTGACTGTGGCGAGCCGATGGTGCGCGTGGCATCGCGGTTTGGCGTGGTCTTCAGCGGCACGATCACGACCAAGTACAACGACAACCGTGGCGTCGACAGCGCACATCAGGAAGGGCATTGGGCCTATCGCGTGAAGAGTTCGAAGAGCGGTCATCCGGAGCCGGTGTTCATCGAGACGTTTCAGCAACAGCGGGAGTTCTGCAAGGAAGAGGGGCTGGTCAATCCGAAAGATCTGCCGAACATGGAGGCTGATTCGGAAGGTAAATTTCGATCGAACGCCGGCATGGGGATGCCAGGGGTCTGGGTATGAAATATGTGATCAAAACACGTCAAGTGACTGTAAGATAAACACATGGATATGTTCGCCACAATAACCCCAGAGCGCGTAATCTCACCGTTTGCCGATGATTGTATTCGCAAGCGGGAACGGGTGCGCTACGACTCGCTGACCGAGAAACGCACGTGCGAGATGTGCAAGTCGGACTTCGATTGTCGCATCTGGCGCAAAGGCAATCGCGGCCGGTACTGCTCTAAGAGCTGTGCTACAAGGGCGCACTGGGCCAAGGGAAAGACGATGCCGAAAAAGAACGACATTCAAAACTACCGGCAACTCGTCATCCACGGACATCCGCTGGCGTCGGCTAATGGACAAGTCAAGGAGCACCGCGCGGTTCTATACGCCAAGATCGGTCCCGGCAAACATCCATGTCACTGGTGCGGGAAGGAAGTCGAGTGGTTGCCCGGTGAAGGCATGAAGGGCAATGTGCTGATTGCTGATCATGTCGATGAGAACTTTCTGAACAACGACCCGGACAACCTCGTACCTTCGTGCTCTGTCTGTAATTCCCGGCGCGTGGTCGGATCGCACAAGGGAAGAGTGCTGGATTCGGAGGTGTTCATCGAGCGTTTAGATGGCTGTCGCATACGGTGTGTTACGCGAAAATGCCAACGGTGCGGAGTCGAATTCAAAGCAAGATTAGTAAACGTGGCACGCGGCCGTGGTAAGTATTGTTCGATTCACTGCCGAGCCAAAATGGCCGGTCGTAAGAAGACAAAATAATGGCAATTTTCCAAATTCCAAGAGGACCACTTTATGTAGGTAAAGCTGAACAAGCCGACCTTTCTGATGACTACACGCGCAGTATGTTGATGTGGAGGGACGCGGCGCGAGAAGAGGCTGTGGATACTCTGAATATGAACCCGGAATTTCAAGAGATCCAGATGTATGTGGATTTCCTCGAGGGTAGGCAATGGAATGCGAACCGGCCGAAGTATCGCTCACGCTTCTTTGACAACCGGATCTTCGATATGCGGCTGTCGACAATCAGCTTGCTCACCGACATCCGCCCGACGATCGACGTGTCTGCGAGCGTGCAAGCCTACAAACAACAGGCTGAGATTGCCGAAAAGATTATCCATGCCGAGTGGACTCGCCAGCAACTCGACATTCGCCTGGCTGACGTTGTGGACCACGCCATGTTCGGAACCGGCTACTGGAAGCTTGGCGCCGTGATGCCCGGTCGCCTCACCGTGGTGGCATGCGGCATGGATAGCGTGCTGCCGATCCAGCCTGGCCCGACGCTTCAGGAATCCAGCGCGATCATGTATCGGACGTATAAGCCGATTCAGTGGTTCAGGAACATCTGGGGTGCGAAGGCCGATGGGCTAGAGAAGGAATCGACTTCGGCGAGCTGGACCAATTCGTCTAACGATTACGTGCGCCCTGGTCACATCCCGGAGTACACCTGGAATGCGCTGTCGCCGGCGATGCGTTACCACCTCGGGATCCGGTCGCTGCGCCGCACGCCGCATGGCAGCCAAGATCAATTCCCGGTCATTGAGCTCGAGGAATACTGGGTTGACGATCCTGAGCTCAACGATTCCATGGAAGAAGTTTTGGTGCAGGACCCGGATATCCCATTGAGCCAGCACAATTATTGGTACCGGGTGATGCCGAATGAACGCCTCTGGCCGCGGAAACGTCACATCGTGTTTGCCGGCGATCGCATTATGCACGATGGCCCATCGCCGTACTGGCATGGTCTGTACCCGTTCGCGAACCTGATGCTGATGCCGGTGGTCTGGGCGCCCAGCGGTCTGTCGAAATACCGCAACCAGATGCCGCTCAACCAAGCCATCAACCACATCGGTGCCGGCATCAACGACGTAGTCGAGCGCGTCATCCGGCCGCAGATGATTTCCAAAGACGGCGCGATCCGCGACGCCACCTGGAACAAATTCTTCCCGGACATGCCGGGCGGCAAATTGAAGTTGAACGCGAACGCACAGGTTGCACAAGACGTCAGGTATTTGGATCCGCCGGTCATCCCGCCATACACGCAACAGCACCTGAGCGGCTACCTGATCCCAACGTTTAACCAGCGCGCCGGAACGATGGACATGAGCGCGCTGACGAAAAAGAAGCAGGTGCCAGGTGCCGATTCCATCGAACAAATGCGGGATTCAATGACCGCACCATTCCGCATGGAGTCACGCTACGTTGAATCGTTCTTGATCCAGGCCGGGATTCAGGCGATCTCGAACATTTTCCAGTACTACACCTGGGAGCAGCGCATGCGCATGTTGGGTGCCGACGGTCAAACCTGGGAAGACTTCGACTACGACCCGCGCAGTATGGTGCCGGCGAGCCAGCCGAAGGAAGACCACTGGAAGCTGTTCTCAATCCTCATCAAGCAGGGATCACTTCACGGCGCTTCCAAGGATCGGGAGAAGATGATGGCGATCCAGTTGGCCAAAATGAACAAGATCTCCCTGCGCGAGCTCTACCGCCGGCTGGAAGTTGCCAACGGCGATCAAATCATCAAGGAAATGGCCGAAGAAGCGAAAGCACTCGGACCTCCACCGCAGAATGGTCGCACACCACGCGGCGGTCGCGGCGAACGCACCGGCAAAGAAGGCTAGGCGTCAACTTTATTGTAAGGCTTGTCTAAATCCCTGTTGTAGGTCCAGCCGGTTTCCCGCGAGTATCCGTGCCCCATTAATGGATGGTACAGAGTGCAGTTCTCCTCTGAATGCAAGCGCCCAGCCTGACAATCGGGGCAGGTTGGATTCGGTGTCCGCTGTTCATTCCCGTAGATCATCACGCTAGTATAACGCAAGTAAAACGATAAAGGTTGACGTGAAACTTTAACTTTTATTGTCAACCTTTTGAAAACAGGCAATTTAGCTTGACTTGACAAATTGTTTGCCGTACCTTGATTGCGAGGGCGCGCATAAGCGTTCCCTGAGTACCTACCGGGTTTCAAGCCCGTGCAGGGGAAAGGAGACACCGATCATTATGTTCACCAACGAGCAGAAGAACCGGCGTAAGAAGGGTCGTAAGAAGCACCGCTAACGACCCGCCCCGAGGAGGGGTTAAGCGGTAAAGGCTCGGAGCGGCGGCCGCGCTGGGTAGCCGCTCAAAAGTTTTGTGTGAGGTGAGCGTGAAAAAGGGTGGAACCAAAGTTCGGATGCCGTGGATGGGCATCGGGCGGCCGAAAGGCGGGAAGAAACGGAAATGAGCGTACGCAGCGGTCAGTTTCAAATGGTCGGCGACCAGAAGGCGATCGGCAAGCGTCCCATCGCTTCGCCGTCCTCGGATCCACGTAGTGGCCAATTCCAAATCCCCGGCGATCAAGCGAAGTTGTCACGTAAATCCCACCAATCGCCTTCTTCTAATCCTCGTAGTGCTCAATTCCAACTCGTCGGGGACCAAACTCCATTGCCTCGCGGCTTCGTGAAAGGCTGGGGCAACGCGGCAAAACTACCGCTTTCGGATCGTGCCAAGAAGCAGTCATCGACTGCGGCTGGCGGCGGTAAGAGGGGTCGGTAATCGATGGCGTCGTTTGCGCCTCCGGCTCCGATGCAACCGCCTGAAATCAGGGCGCAGCAGCAAGCACCGCGACAAAACCCGGTGTTCATGCAGGGCCAGGCGTTGCAGCAGCCAGGCGGCAATCTGATTGGCCAGCTTACCCAACAGATTCAGCAACTTGAGAAGTTGATCGGCGACATGAATATGACGATCGAGCAGGTGCATAAACCGCTCGCAGCTCTATTGGTCCCGATCGCGAAGTCAGGGCAAGCCCTGAAGCAGGAAGTGCAAAAAATCCAAGCGCGCGAACAACAGCAGCAAGGTGGTCCGCAGCAGAGTGCGCAGCCGGGCGGGCCAGCCGGCGCGAATGTGCCAAATCCGGCGGAGGGGTCGGCGCCACCGATGGCGGCGTAACCACTCCTATATAGGAGTAAGTGATGGGAGCATTTGACGAAATCTTGAAGGTGGCCGATGAGGCCGATCGGACGGTGCTGAACAAGTACCCCGACCTGAAGAAGTTTGTCGATGAGCGCGATGTGCTCGCGACCGAAGTCAATACGCTCCGGCCGAAGTTCAAAGAAGCCGATGAGGCTGCGAAGAAGTGGGAAGCCTGGCGGTTTCAGAACTGGGATCAGGACGCCGGCACCACCAAGACCGAAAAGGCTATGGCAGAGATGTACCGGGCAGAGGCAGCGCGCGCCGCGGCATTGGAAGCCGCTTCAGGAGCAGATATGACGTTTGAAGAGATTCTGACAAATTTGCAGCAGAAGGGGTTCGCGACTAAGGCCGAGATCGAGCAGGTGATCACCGAGAAGACCAAGACGTTCGCGACCAAGGAAGACACGACGAACGTCGGCAACAACCTGGACAAGGCCATGCAATTCGTCTACGCGAAGAGCTACAACCTGGGCCGCCGGCACGAGAAGGAATTCGGTGAAGAGCTCGACATGGCCGCCGTGCTGACCTATATGGGAAAGAACCAGATCGCCGATCCAGAGTTGGCCTACAGCCAGATGATCGCGCCGAAACGCGAAGAGCTCCGCAAAAAGCAGGCGGACGAGTTGGCCGCGAAACATACGAAAGAACTGGAAGACGCGAAGAAGGCCGGTATCGAGGAAGGCGCGAAGAAGACCGCAATGTCCCAGCGCGTTCCGACCGACCAGCAAGGTCCTGGCGGTCTGGGTCATCTGCAGCGCGCCCAGTTGGACCGCTCGCTTGTGAAGAAGGACACCAACGGGGCACCCGAAGTCCCAACGGGCGTGAAGCTCGGTGACGGTGTTCTCACGCAGCTTGGGTGGGAAGAGTTATTGAAGAGCCGCGAGGCGGCAAGTTAAGTGGATCTACGAAACCAACCCGAGTTTTTTGTGACGCGCGAGATAATCGATCGCGGCGAGCAACAGACCTGGATCGTCCCGAAATGCACCGAGCCCAAGATTGCATTGGTGGCAGAGCAAACTTCGTGTCTGCTTAGTGGCGTGGTCATGGTCGACGTGCAGGCTATTGGTCCGGCGGTTTGTGCCGGTTGGCGGGCGACCGCAGATTGCGCACAGGCCATTTTGTTCGCGTTCCATGCGCTCGTAAGTTTCTTCGTCAATGCCGTAGTTCCAGCGCGCTTGACGCAGTTTGTTAGAGCGCCTCTCTGGGGTGCTCATCACTCGCTCGTAAATCTCCGCGTTATTCGGGAGGATATCGAGCGGTTTTATAAAGCGTCTCGTTGGTTTCTTCTTCGAACACCGCGGCATGTGCTGAAACAAGCGGTTGTAGCTGAACATTTCGCCGCAATGCGGACATGGTTTCAAGACCCAACTACGTGGCCTAATTCGATGTTTTCCAGGCTCTGGTGTGGGCATCAAGAACAGTATGTGATAGCAGCTAACTTGCTGTCAATAAACAGATTGCAGGAGGTAGTACTATGGCCCTGAGCCTGACGGAATTGGACGCCTATACTCTCAAGTATATCGTCCCACGCACCACGGACGTGATCTTCTTGAACTCGCCCGTGTTTACGCGCCTACACACGCGCAACATGGAGCGGTTCAACGGCGGTCTCCAGATCCAGCGCCCGATCATCGTCGGTGAGCTGAATGGTGACGCGCTCGGCCGCGGCGACGCAATGAACGTCGACTTCGTAACGACCGACACGGCGCTCGTGATCGACATCAAGGCGTACTACGTGAACATCACACTGTTCGGCTTCGACTCGATGCGCAACGACGGTGAGCTGGCGATCTTCAGCCAGGTTGAAGTCAAGTTCCAAAACGCCGCACTCAAGATGGCAAAGCTGCTCGCGACCAATATGTACCTGAACGGCATCTTGGCCAGCCGGGCGAAGCACATCGACGGTTTCAGCGAATGGTACGACGACGGCAACGTGTACCCGCAGATCGGCGGCATCAACCGCGCTGACATCACGCCGGTCACCTCGCCGTCCACGGTCGGCGGCCTGAACGCTTTCACCCAGACCATCAGCACCTTCACCCTGCCGACGCTCAATACGGCTTACGGCAATGCGTGGTTTGGCAACGATCACCCGGACCTGATCGCAGCGACCCAGAATGGATGGAACCTCATCTGGAACGCCATCCAGCCGAACCAGCGCTACTACGACAAGGATTCCGACCTCGGCATCGCCGGCTTCCAGGCGTTCCGCTTCAACGCGGCCGAAGTGGTCATCGACAAGTACATGCCGACCGGCACAAACGGCGTCATGTTCGGGTTCAACACCAAGTACATCGAATGGTACTTCTCGACCAACCCGAAGTTTCAGTTCGGCTTTACTGGGTTTAAAGAGTCAAATAACACGATCGACGTCGCAGGTCAGTTCTTGGTCGGCAGCAACATCGTAGTCCCGAACCCAAGATCAGGTTTCAAGTTGCTCTCAACTCTTTTCTAATCAATAACTTAGAAAATTGTTGACAAAGTATACAGGTTCTGTTATGTTTAACTCGGAGATTGATGAAATGGAACAACGCAAGGTAAGCCGAGAAGAGCTAGCGGACTTGTATCTGAATAAGGGTCTGTCGCAGAGGCAGATTGGGGAGCAATTCGACGTCGCCACCAGGACGGTCGGAAAGTGGTTACGGACAGACGGTATTCAGGCGCGACCACGTGGGGCGCCGCTTGGTTGCAACACCGGCGCGCGCAAGGCGCCGATCATCCGTGAAGATCTCGAACGCATGTATGTGGCCGAGGGGAAGACGCAGGCGGAGATCGCGGAGATGTACGGCATCAGCGAATGGGCGATTGGGAAACGGCTGCGCGCTTTTGGGATTGGTTCGCGTCCGAGAAATTGGGTGCGCGAAGAGCCACGAAAACAGCAGTTCACCGAGCAGGATCTTCGGCAACTTTACTCTGTTGAGCGGCGGAGTATGAAGGAGATCGGCGAGCGGTACGGGATGAATCCGATCTCGGTCGCGAAATGGCTACGCCGGTATGAAATCCCGATTGAAACTCCGTGGGAACGGCGAGCCGTTAAGCTTGACCCGGCAGAGCTACGTAAACTGTATGAGCAGGATGGATGGACTTTAAAGCAAATCGCGCAGCACTTCGGCTGTTCGCTGTGGACGGTGCGGTGGAACTTCCGGCGAAATGAAATTCCGATCGCGACGGCAGAGATCCGGCGCCAGAAAGCCACTATTGAATTGAGTAAGACATCAACGACATCGGACCACAAGGGTTATCCGACCGTTCGCCAATACAGCGATGCGACCAATTTTGAGGTTGTTTTAGAGCATCGCGCGGCCGTTGAAGCGGCCATGGGGCGCGCGTTGGAGGCTTGTGAGATCGTCCACCACTTGAATATGGACAAGCGCGATCCGCGGGTTGAAAACCTAGCCGTGCTACCGAATAATGTGGTACACGCGCGGGTCCATAAGTACATGGAGCGCATCGCGGTTTACCTTTGTGGACTTGGTTTGATTCGGCCGGAGCCGCTGGGATTTGACACTGAAATTTTCTGGGCGGGCCGCTGGATCAAACGGATTGATCTGTTGGCAAACGCACAAGTACAGGCCCCGTTGAATGCCCTGGATTTTCTGGGGCACGAGGAGATTTTTGAGTCCACCGTCGTGACGGTGAACTAAGGAGAAGCACTTATGCAGAGACTCGATGTTGGCTTGGGGATGGGCGGCGCGCTGCAGCTCGTCAAGTACACCATCACCTATCAGGACCTGGCGACGTACATCAGCACGCAGACGCAGACGTTTAACCTCTACCAGGATCCACCGTCGATCGGCGCCGTCTCGGTGACCACGCCGGCGAACTTCATCATCCCGCAGGGCGGCGTCAACGTGGGTGTGAAGATTCACCACACGTCCTCGTTCAATGGCTCCTCCTCGACCGGGACGATGAGCAACGTGACGGTCTCGGTTGGCACCCAGAACTCCGGCCCGGCCTTCCTGGCATCGCCATTCAACGTCTTCCAGGCGCCCGGCGACAACGTGCTCCAAGAAACGGCGAATTTCAAGAGCGGTCAGATGTCGTCCGCGGTTGTCACTGTGACGGTGACCACAACCGGCTCGGCGATGTTGAGCACCATGTATCAGGGGTCGGTTGACCTGTACTTGTGCAACTTGAACGTCTCGACGGCGAACATCGGCACCGTGGCCGGCGTGACCTCGGTGGCGTTGCTGCCGAACGCTTCGGGCGCTGGAACGGGCGTCTAATAGGAGCCTCGTATGGCGATCATTTCACACAACGATATCCGCCCCGATGGGCTGCGGATTTTTTACGGTACGGCACCGCCGGGCTCGAGCTCGGATGGCACGTACTACACCGGCGAAGTCATTGTCGCTATCGGCAGCACGCCCGGACAACCAACCGGATGGCGGTGCGTGGCTGGGGGCACACCCGGTAACTGGGTCGCCCTGGGGCTTTCGACCGAGCCGTACACGCTGGGTCCGTATAACGGCAGCTCGCCGAACTTTGCGATCCCGCTTTCCAATAGCTATATCATCCAGGGTGTGTCCGTTTGCTATACGTCGGTGGCGGGATCTGGTACGGTCACAGTCGAGCGCGATACCGGGTCGACGTGGCCTGGCAGCGGCGGTGTAGCTCAATTAGTGGCACCGATTTCGCTCATGAGCACGGCGACGGTCACTTATACAGGGACGGTTATCGGCAGTCCGGCAATTTTCAGCGGCGGTTTAGACCGCATTGGAGTTGTGTTCACGCCGAATTCTGCCATGGGCGGGCTCGGTTCGATGTACATCACTATTGTGATGGCACAGGTCATCTAAGGAGATTCTATGGGATTGATTGAAAGCAAATCACAGCTCGTGGTGCTGACTAAGCAGTGGACAAACCAGAGTTTCCTGGCCGGTTCCAGCTTCCCGGAGCTTGGTTCGGCTGAAACCTTGTTCGTTGCTGATCGACCGTACATGATCGTATCGGTCATTGAAAAGCACACCGTCGCCGCTGGTTCGACCACGCTTCAGTTATTGGGAGTGCTCGGCTCGACCACGCTTGGCTCTGCCCCCCCATTGCTGGCCTCGACAATTCCAATCGGGGGAACCGTCAACATCTACAACCAGGGCATCTTGTTCGGATCGGCAGTCTTGAGCACCTCTACTCCACTGGGCACGACGGCGATTGCCCCGGTTCTCGGGCTTGGAGATTCTATCGTTCTCCAGTACACGACGGCAAATTTACTGCCGCCAGTTGGTTGCCTGACGGTTGTCCTACAGACGATCTAAGGAGACTTTATGGGCCTTGTCGAAAGCCATTCGCAACTCGTGGTGCTGACCAAGCAGTGGTCGCAGGGCAGTGGTCTGATAACTTTTACCGGCAGCACATTGACCGTTTTGCCGTTCGATACGCAGTTCACCACGCAGTTGTTCGTTGCGGATCGGCCCTATCAGGTTGTCTCGGTGATCGAGCGTCACAGTGTGTTGGGGTCGACCCCTGTCATGCTCGTTGGCGCGCTCGGCTCTACGCCACTTGGATCTGGTACCCCGTTACTGGCTTCGACCATCCCAACGTTCAGTGTCGCTAATATTCCAAATTTCGGCACGCTGTATGGTTCGGCGGTGCTCAGCGGGTCTACCGCGTTCGGCACCACAGCGACTTCTCCTATTCTCGGATCGGGTGACGCACTCGGGATTGTATATGGCTCTGCCGGGCTCTTGCAGCCAGTGGGGAGTCTTCAGGTTATTTTACAAACGGTCTGATCGTCGGCTCGCCATGCCGATTTTCTCCGAGCGCGCAACTTCGTCATGGTTGCGCGCTCTTTTTATTTCTGTTGACAGAAATTAACGGTTAAAATGCGGCCATGAGCTTGCCTCCTATCACAACCGTACACGCGACAGCGTTCGAGCAGTGGGATTATGACACGCCGAACACGACCGGCATAGGAGGTTCCGAGACAAGCCAAATCGAGTTGAGTTGGAGGCTCGCACGCCGTGGATACGACGTGATGACCTACGCCCCGGTGCCCTGGGAAGGCGTACGTGAATGGCGCGGATCGAAGTGGGCGCCGCTCACAGCGGTCGATTGGAAGCGGCCCGGCATCTGGCTGATTTACCGCCAGCCGTCAGCGCTCGACAACTTCCCAGACAACCATCCCGACCAGCGGCTCTACCTGGTCAGTCAGGATGTCACCTATCCCGACTGGACGAAGGAGCGCATGACGAAACTCGATCGCTTCATGGCGCTTTGCCAGACCCATGCGCAAGACCACCGCACGCGCTGGCCGGGCTTCGATGAGAAGATCTTCGTTTCCGCCAACGGTATCAAGCGCGACCTCATCGAACAGATTGAAAAAGAAGGGATAAAACGCAATCCTCGGAAAATGATTTATGCGTCGTCGCCGGACCGCGGCTTGGTCTGCTTACTCAAAGTCTTCAAGCGGGCGCAGGAATGGGTGAAGAATCTCGAGCTCCACGTCTTCTACGGTTTCGACAACATCGACAAGCTCATCGCCTCGAACCAAAACAACAAAGATTACGCAAAATTGAAGGCCGAAGTCACAAAACTCTGCCAGATGCCGGGCGTGATCTGGCGCGGCCGCATCAACCAGCCGGACCTGATCCGGGAATGGTTCAGCGCCGGCATCTGGTGCCACCCTTCGGTCTTCACCGAAACCGGCTGCATCACCTCGATGGAGGCGCAGGCGTGTGGCGCTATCCCGATCACGACGCCGATCTGGGCGGTGGCCGAGAACGTCAAGCACGGCATGTTTATCCAGGGGAACCCGTACATCGATCCGATCGTCCAGGCGCGCTTTGTGAGCGCCATCTACCGGCTGGTCGCCGATGAGAAACTCCAAGCGGACATTCGGGCCGAGATGATCCCCGAAGCACGCTTCCGCTTTGATTGGGAAAAGGTGGTCGACGGTCTAGAACGCGAATTCCACTCCCATATAGGAGTGATTTCGCCGAAGCCGATCGTCAAGAACGCTCCGAACCGGTTCATTTTGTACTCGCCGATTTCGCTCAGTCAATGGGATTGGAACAACACGGAGAGCGGCATCGGCGGCTGTGAGACCTCGGTTGCGGAAATGGCTTGGCGGCTGCAGCGCGCTGGCAGCGAAGTGATCGTCTACGCCCCCGTCCCGTTTGACGGCGAGCGGGAGTGGCGCGGAACTAAGTGGCGCCCGGTGGACAAGGCCGATTTCTCGATCCCTGGCACCTGGTGCATCTACCGCGTCCCGCAGATGCTGCATAAGTTCGACCGGAACCGTGATGACCAGGTGATCTGGCTCATGATGCAGGATTGGGATTACGACTGGAAGGGTTTTGATCGCATGGATCGGGTGGTGACGTTATGCCACACGCACGAGAAATGGCTGCTGGAGCGGCATCCGGAGCTCAAACCGAAACTCCACGTCACCTCGAACGGTATCAAGGTGGACTTGATCGAGGAGATCGAGAGAACCAACGAACTCCCACCACGCAATCCGCGGAAAATGATTTATGCGTCGTCGCCGGACCGCGGGCTGAAGCGGCTACTTGAGATCTTTGCTAAGGCCCAAGCTCAACAGGACCCGGCGCAACCGCTCGAACTTCACGTGTTTTACGGATTCGATGGTCTCGAACAGCTTGTCGCCCGGAATCCGGATTCGGCGCCGCTGCTCAAAGACCGGGAAGAAATCCAGAAGCTGGCGGGGACGATCCCTGGCGTGCATCTACGTGGTCGTGTTTCACAGACCGAACTCTATCGCGAATGGTTTTCAGCCGGCATCTGGTGCTATCCGACCGATTTCGCTGAGATGAGTTGCATCACCTGCCAGGAAGCGCAGGCGATGGGGGCGATCCCGGTGACCTGCGAAGCATGGGCACAGGGTGAGAACACGTTATTCGGCATCACTATCACCGGAGACCCGGCGATTCCGGGGGTTCAGGACGAATTTGTCAAGCAGCTTGTGTCAATCGCGAACGATATCCCGCGGCAAGAACGCATCCGGGCGGAAATGATGCCAGCCATCCGCCAGCGCTTCGACTGGAATCGCCACGTGTCGCAGTGGGAAGACTGGACAGAAGAAGACCGTGTCGTGCATGAAACCCAGATCTGCCGTGGCTGCGGCGAAGACAAGCTCGAGACTGTACTCGATTTGGGCGAACAGGCGATCGCCGGCTACTTCCCGGAGCCCGGCGAGAAAGTGCTTCTGGCGCCACTCGAGCTGGTGCGCTGCACCGCCTGCGATCTCGGCCAATTGCGGCATTCGGTGGATCGCCGGGCGCTATTCGCCGGCGCCTACGGCTACCGCTCTGGAATCAACGAAACCATGCGCGGGCACCTGAAGGGAATCGCCAAGGAATTCAAGGTGAAGAGCGGCGATCTGGTGGTGGACATCGGCTGCAACGATGGAACGTTTCTGGAGAACTTCCCGGTGCGCTCGCGCGTTGGTTATGATCCATCGGAGATCTGCCCATCCAAATACCATCGGGACTTCTTCAGCCAGGAGCACTTCGAGAAACATCACCCCGGCAAGAAGGCGAAGGTGGTGACTTCGCTGGCGATGTTTTACGACCTCGAGGATCCGCTCGAATTCGCCAAGCAGGTGCACGGCATCCTAGCCGATGACGGGATCTGGGTGATCGAGGTTCAGGATTTCGCCGAGACTGCCAAGAAATCGGCCTTCGACACAATCTGCCATGAGCATCTGACCTATTGGGACGCCACTAGGCTGGAAGAAGTCCTCGTGCGCTCTGGCTTCGTTTCCGTCAAAGTCGACTACAACTCTATTAATGGTGGCAGTATGCGGGTACACGCGATGAAGGTTGTCGTCCGTGAATCAGGACCAAAACCGTATCCACTGATGCCGATCATTTGGAAACAATTTGCCGCAGACGCACACTGGGCGCGCGCGTCACTTAAGAAGACGCTGGAAGAGTTGAACGGCAAACAGATCTGGGGCTATGGCGCATCGACCAAGGGCAATGTGCTGCTGCAGTTCTGTGGTATTACGAACAAGGAGATCGTGGCGATCGCCGATCGTAACCCGGAAAAGTGGGGTAAGGTGACGCCAGGTAGCAACATCCCGATCGTTTCGGAAACGCTCATGCGCCAGGCGAAGCCGGATTACCTACTGGCCTTACCATGGGCCTTTATGGAGGAATTCCGCAAACGTGAGCCATGGGCACGCTGGATTGTGCCATTCCCCGAGGCGCACATCCTCGGGGCGGCTGAAAGTGATGCAGTGGAGGTGCCTGTATGCTCCTAATGCGCCAATCGATTGGCACTGTCGCCTATATGGGCGGCCTGATGGCGGTGCCGGAGCCGTTCGTATGGTCACTGGTACAAATGATCCAGTACTCGAACGAGCACCTCTGTGGTCCAAACCAGATCATCCATTTGACGAAGTCCATCACGAGCTACCATGCCTGGGCGCGCAACGGCATCGCGGACAACATTCTTGGCGATTGGGTGCTGATGCTTGATACTGACCAGACATTTGAGCCGGATCTGGTTTGCCGAATGGTTTCTCTGCTGAACGAATTTGACCTTGATGTGCTGACCGGGCTCTACCACTACAAAATCCCGCCGCACAACCCAGTGCTCTACGCCTGGGAACCGAACAAGCGGCAATTCCACGGGATCGCCGGCTGGCAGACCATCGGCCGACTGTTGCGCGTTGATTGCGCCGGCGCTGGTTGCCTCATGGTCCGGCGGCGAGTGTTCGAGCGCATCACCAATGAGCTCCACCAGAAACCGTTTGATCCGATCGGTGAGTGGAGTGAGGATTTCAGCTTTTTTGTGCGACTGATTCAGTTGGGCATCAAGGTCTATTGTGCCCCGGACATCGAGACCTACCACCTGATGATTCAACCGATCAGCTCCGAGCATGCGGATTATATGAACGTAGCTGAGGCTCCGCCAGAGCTGGTCAAACGGATGTGAAGGAGCAATATGAAAATCGCCTCGTTCGGTCCTAATGCTTCGCTGATGGTGCTGGAGTGGCGACCATGGCTCTATCAGTTGGTGTCGGCCGTGGTCTCCGGAGGCGCCGGCGCAGTGACGACAGCCGCTATCTCTCCGATCATGGATGCGACGAAGTACAACCCGACGCACTGGGCTTATTACCAGTTCATTGGCCTGATGTTTCTCGGAACCGGATTTCTCAAGTTGTTCTTCTTTCTGGATACTCACCCGATTCCGGATATCGAAACGGTGACCACCGTGCAAACCGTGGAGCAGCAAGAGCATCCGCCGGCTACGGTCACGAAGACTGTGCAGACCACGGAAACCGCCCCAAAGAAAGAGAAGGAGTAACTATGCCGATCATCTCTGTGCTCATCACCCTGGTTGTTGTGGGTGTCCTGTTGTGGCTTGTCAACACTTACATCCCGATGGACGGGAAAATAAAGAACATCCTGAACGTCGTGGTGATCATTCTTGTTGTGCTCTGGCTGCTGAGTGTGTTTGGGGTTTTCAGCGCCGGAAGCCTTGGAAACGTACCTCAATACAGGAGATAAACCATCGCACAGTTCACCGACAATTTATTTAGTCTCACCGGCCGAGTCATGAGCTTTCGGCCGAACCTCGACCGAAACCTTGTCCAGGGCTGGCTAAACGACCGCGTGCGCCAAGCGCTCGACTCGCGCACTTACTGGGCTGACTTACTGTCTCACGGAGTCCTGTCGATCCCAAACTTCTACAAGAACGGAACCGTAAACGTGACGACTGGATCGACGATCGTCGCCGGCGGGATCCCGGACACTCAAGGCAACACGACCTCGTGGCCCGTGGATGACAAAGTGAACACCACGGTTGCCTCCGGTATCAATGAAATAGGCTATGTGGTAGTAACTCCGGTTTCGATGTTGAATATTATGCCCGACACCTATCTCTACGTGGATGCTGCCGGGACTCCGGAGACCGTCGCCGTCGTGCGCACCACGGCGACAACCTTCACGGCGCAATTCCAGTTCGTGCACCCAGCGGCCGCGACCACGCTCACGTCTTCCTCTCTCACTGGAATGCAGTTCCGTACCGACGAATCGAGCCCGGTCTTCACTGTGACGTCAGTCCAGAATGCAAATCAATTGACTATCGATCTGCCATGGGGCTACAACAACTTGACCAATTCGCCATACCAGATCGTGAAGTCATATTTCACCTTGGCGCCAGACCTCAAGGATTTGTTGTTCATGATCGACGCCTATCAGGGCATTCCGCTGCGCATCCACGTATCTGTTATGGAGATCAACTGGCGGGATCCGCAGCGGTCGTCGACCGGGCCGCCGCTAGCTGTTGTTGACCTGGCACCTTCCGCCGGCGGCAGCATGCAATACGAGCTTTGGCCGTGGCAATTCGGAGCGTACCAGCTCGGGTTCATCTATCAGAAGCAGTGGCCGGATATGCTGAACGACACCGACCGGCCGCCGTGGTTCATTAACCCGAGTGTTTTCATGTACGGAGCACTCGCAGATGCGTTGAACTTTAAAGTCAACGAGAAAGACGTGTACCACAACCCGAAGTTGGCGATGCACTACGAGCAGAGATTTATGAGGGGGCTCGAAGACGCTAAAAATGCCGACGAATCCAAATTCCAGCGCGCGTTCGACTTCAACTTCGAGCAGTTGTTCGGATCGGCCGGAGCCAACTTCTGGCAGTCGCACGATCCCGATGTGATTTCCTGGAATCTGTAGGCCGCAACTATAAGAAATCATTTGTGATGTCAGAAATGACGGATCACAATTGATGGAAGGAGTTTCGAATGAAGAAGGGAAGACTCAAGAAAGCGAAAATGTACGGTGGCCGCAAGAAGCTGGACAAGGAAGCCCGCGAGACCACACACAGGACCGGCAAGCGCGGCAAGAAGCGGCGCTAACTCAAGTACGAAAAGGACAAGCACATGCCCAAATTGAAAAAGGATCGGATGTACCGGCACGGCAAGAAGCGCGGGATTCACGCAATGCACCGCTCGGCGTTGGAAACTGCGCACAAGAGCAAAAGCGTCCGCAAGAAGAAGCGGTAGCCACTCCTATATAGGAGTGAGGGAGAGCCTATGACCAAAAGTGTCCCTCCTGGACCGAACACGAACGACACCGGCCCACGGTCGGTGGAACACTACATCACGCAGGCTAACCGGCAGAACTTGGGATTCGAGCATCCGGTGGCCGCGTTCGCGCGCGCGAAGACGCGAGAGCTGAACCGGCACGATGCTGCCCGGATCGAGCAGAAGAACACCGGTATGCGCCAGAGCAAAGCGGAGATTATGGCTAACCAGAAGAAGTGGGAAGCCGAGTGCCGGGATCGCGAAGCGATGCGCCACTATGAGCACCACTTCACCGACATGCGCGGGGCGAACACGGTGAAGCGCGCCAATATCGTAGTGAAAAAGGTGGAGTAACCCGTGCCGACCACCGTTGATGAGCGCACCCCTGAAGGGATGGTAACGTACATTATCACGTACGCCCTGCCAGACGGGCACATCATTGAGTGTTATCGTCAGGATTTTGCGCCCACAAATGACTTAGACGAGGCCCATTCGTGGTTATTGCGAAAAGCTAAGATGGAAAAGGAACTCTTTGATGGATGGAATGCCGAGCATGGATTTGTGCCAAATCCCGTTCCATACGTCGCGGGGAACTGGGGATGGAAGGCGTATGTGAAGGCGGAGGCGGTCAGTACGTGAATGCCTCAATATCAGCTCCAAGACTTGGACGCCCGCGTTCTCGACCGGTTGGAGGGAAACTCGCTGTTCTACGTCCAGACGGAACGCTACAACGCCATCAACGAAGCACTGCGCGTTCTCAACGTCTTCACGGGGTTCACTCAGGCTGTGGTTTCGGTGCCGGGCGGTACGCAAATCGGCCGGTACATTTACGATCAGCCGGCGGGTCTACTCTTTCCCATGGCGGTGGCCTTCAACAACCGGCAGTTGCGGCGCACGACGTTTCGCGCGCTCACCCAGCGCTACCGGCTCTGGTATCAGGACACGGCTACAAGCTTCGGGCCTGTGGCGCAATGGTGGCCGATCGGCACGCAGAAGTTCGGCATCCACCCGGCTGACGTCATTGGCGGGCTCCCGCTCGCCATTGTCGGCGTCGTCGAGCCGACGCTGTTGGTCAATCCCACGGACGTCATTGACCTGCCGGATGAGTACACCCAGATCATCGATGACTACGCGGCACACGTGTTGCAGTTGAAGGAAGGTGGAAAGATCTTTGCCGACGCGAGTTTGCTCTACCAGAAGTTCCTGAGTGTCATGAAGGATTACGGCCGCTGGCGCTATTTGGTCCAGCCCCGGTACTGGATTGAGGCGCAGGCTGTCAAGAAGGGCTGATGACTTACGTGTCCGACATATACGATGCCGTGTGCGCTGTGCTTTTGGAACCCGTGTTGTCCAACTTACCGGAGACGACCGGCTTGCAGCTTGGTATGCTTACCGTCGACCAATTTCTCGGGTTCTTTTCTAGCGCGTTCAAGGACTTTACTCAGGAATCCGGGCTTGTCAAAAAGTTATTTTGCCAGGCCGTGACAAACGGCACAGGAGTATACACGGAAGCCGACGCCCAGATGCAGGTTGAGGATGTATTCTACAACAACCGTTTCCTGAGTCCGACGGATTCTTACAATCTCGATGCGCTGTTCCTTAACTGGCGGACCGCTACTGGCGCACCGCAAACCTGGAATGAAGATCGCGTCACCGTGAAAGCGATCCAACTCGTGCCGGCGCCGATCATCAACGGGAATACAGTCGGCGTGTCGGCGAACTACTTCGGCACACTCAGTGCCGTGACGAATCCAGTCAACTTCACCTTCAGTACCACAGCACCGTTTTACGGGACGATCAGTAGCTATTCCGGTGGGTCTTATCTGGATCCGATTTCGGCCGAGTTTGGGACAGTCAGCAACTTGGTTCCGTCTAGCGCGAACCTGATGATGTCATCGACGGCGCTCCCAGTGCAGAGTAAAACCTACGCGCTCACGGATCTGATTCAAGGGATACCGGACAGCTTCACGGTGTATCTGAAGTACGGCGTGCTCGAGCGTGTTTTCAAGATGGATGGAGAAATGAAGGATGAACTCCGAGCACGCTATTGCGCTGCTCGTTTCCAGGAAGGCGTTAACCTCGCGCGCGCCATCATGCAGGAAGTCGAAGAGGAAAAAATGTAATGGCCACACCAGTCATCACTCTCACACCGCGGCCAATCTTCAAGGAAGATTGCTCGCTAACAATCTCGCCAGTGCCGGTTACAACGAGTGCTAACGTACTCACCGCTTCCGGGAGCGTCCCGGCGACGGTGCATGCGATGGATATCGTGTTCTACAGCTCGCTCGTAATCGCTGCCAACGACGCTGCAGCGGCGGCCGCCGGCGTCGCCGTTGGACAGCTCTACGTGACCGGATCGAGCGTGCTGCAAACCAGGATGACCTGATGGAAAACGACAAACTTCAAGACATCATCATCGAGGTTCCAATCGCCGAAAACGACGAAGACGCAAAAGCCAAAAACGTGCGTCAGGGGGAACTATATTCCACTCCAGATGGCGAACTTCGGGTCAGGATGCTTGAATGAATCAACCGGCGCCATACAAACAAACCACGAAGGTCTTCGGCAACATGGGGATGGTCACGAAGTTGGACCCTGCCCAGTTGCAAGAGGGCATGTTCCAGCAATTAAACAACTTAGTGAGCTTACAGGAAGGCGCCATCGTCACTCGCAACGGGTTTTTCCGTATCAATTCAACGCCGCTGACGGACAATTTCGGCAATGTTCTCGATTTCATCCACGTGCTGGCTAGGTTGGCAACGGGATCTAACGCAGCGAACAACTATCGCTACTTGGGCAGTGGCCAGCAAATCTTTCGTGTGTCCTCGACGGTGAATCCGATCGCCGGCTATGCCGTGGCGACGCTAGGCAATGGCACCAACCTCAACGAATTTGGCGCCTACTGGAGCATGGTGGCGTACCGCAAGAACTCAAGCGGATTGCCTTACGCCTACTTTGCTACTCCGACGCTGATGCTCAAAGACGTGTTGACGGACACGCCTAATGGCAATCTGCAGCCACTCGAGAAGTTTGGAATCGATCGCCCAGTGTTCCCGATGCGCGCGGCAATCGGCGCCGCCCTGCCGACGACCACCAGCAGCGGAAGCTGCAACACCCAGCTTTACACGGTCATCAATGTCAGCGGCAGCCCATTCAGCATTTCCTGGGGATCCGGCACACCCATCACCATCAATGGGCAGCCTTACGTGATCACCGCGGTCCAGGACGTGAACCACTTAACCATCCAGACCTCGGCCGGATATCAGAACGGGGTCGGTTTCACTGTTACGTTTGCCACCAATCCTGGCCCGAATGCGACGATCACCGACTACACCTACGTTTACACCTTTAGGAATCCAATCACGGGGGCAGAATCCAACCCTTCTATGTTCATGGTCACCGGCCTGTCACCGGTGAACCAAGCTGTCAATTTGACGATCAGCCCGATCTGCCCGGCGCCGCAACAGCCGAACGACATCACTCAGGCCGTCTACGTCGATCCACAGATCTATGGCCCGAATTCGATTGCGATCTACCGCGCTGGCGGCTCTTTTGCTGACAACTTCTATCGTTTAATCGGCTATACGCAAGCCAACACAAACACCGTAACTGGAAGTCAAGTAAGCACTTCGGGCTACAATGTCGCACTCACCACTGGAGCGTTTTTCAATATCAACTGGCCGACCGGAACCCCCATCACGATCAACAACGTCGTGTATACGATTCAGCAGGTGACTTCCACGACGGCACTTACGTTGCAGCAGTCAGCCGGCACCCAGACCAATGTCGCCTATTCTCAGACGTTCAGCCTGTCGACCGACGTGACTTTCATCGACACAATGTCGGATGCGGCGATCGCCAGCAACCCACAGGCGCAATTCGACAATGATCCGCCGGTCACTTCCACCTTGCCGATTGCGTTTTCTGCCAGCATCAACGCCTTTGTTTCTGGTGGCACGGCAGGCAATATGGCCGAATATACCCTGACCGTCAACCAGGGATTCGCACCTGGCCAAACCGACCTCGCGGAAGTTCTGCGGCCGGGCACCGCATTGAGTATCGGGACAGGCAACACACAAGAATTCGCCGTGCTTGAAGCGATTACCGGCAACCTGCAGATCCGGACTTTCTTCCAGTACACGCACAGTACCGGGGAGACTGTAAGCACTGGCAGCGTCTCGAACCAGCCTTGCAGTCTCTCGGCGCTGGCTTTCAACTCGCTATTCCTCGCCGGCGACGTAAACAACCCGACCTATCTCTACAAGTCCAAGACTGGCATCCCGGAGTCCTTCCCCGTTGTGGACCTCGAAGATGGCTCGCCGGGGTCGATCGAAGTCGGCAGCCCGTCGAATCCGATCATCGCCATCACGGAATTCAACGGACAAATCGTTTGCCTAAATCGCGACAACATTTTCGTAGTCAACGTCTGGAATGGGGCGATGACGGATCCGATCATCTCGCCGACGCAGCGCGGGCTGTACGGCCAACAGGCATGGTGCAAGGTCGACAATGCCATCTGGTACGTCTCCTATGATGGCATCTACGCCTGGTCCGGCGGCCCATCCACTAAAATGAGCGAGCCGATCGACCCCTTTTTCAAAGGTGAGACGGTCAACCAATTCGCCCCGGTCAGTTTCAGTACGGTCCCGGACGGCAATGGCGTAAGCGACGTCGCCTTCATGCAATTGAGTTACTTCCGCAATGAGGTGAGATTCCTCTACCGGGACACCGCCGGCAACACGCCCCTGCTTCGCTACCATACCATCTACAACCGCTGGTCAATCGATACGCTTTATGTCACGGACACTTATGCGACGACGCCGTTGTCGATGTTGTTTGAAGAAGATACCGGTGATTTGCTGGTTGGCACCATCGAAAGCTCGAGCGGTGGGCCTTTCCAGGGTTATCTGAATCAGATGGACATGCCGATCACGTCCACTGCGCTGGACACGACCGATGGATTCACCGATGCCGCCCAGGACAACGGGCATCCGATCTCATGGTTTCTACTCACGAATTTCTACACCTTGGGAATGCCGTCATTACAGAAGCAGTTCGGCGACATCGTGTTTGAGCTGCAAAATCCTTCAACCGTGACAGTGAACGTTTACTATGATTTCTCAACCACGCCGGATCCTATTGACGTGTTCGTCATCCCGCAAGCCGTTGGACGGCGCCGCGTGGTGCTGCCACTGAAATCTGGGTCCGCCCAGGAAGCCTACGCGATCGCCTTCAAGATCAGCGGCACAACCGCGACTCCCGTGACGCTGTACACGATCACGTTTAATTACCTGCCACTGGAGCAGATCCAGCTCGGTCGCGCGCTCGACTGGGACAACCTTGGTTGGCCGTACGACAAGAAACTGCAGCAGCTCACTATCGAATATGACACTCAAGGGGAAGCAGTCACGCTGAACCTCGACATGTCGAGCGGGATCAGCCCAGCGCTCGAGACCCAAACGTTCCAGACCGTCACCTTGCGGAGTCCAACAAGCACGCTGGCAGTTGGCCCGGTGCGCAATCGGGACAACTTCCCGATCCCGAATGATGTGATTTGCAAAGCCATCCGGCTCCGACCAACGCCGCCTTCGACGAATTTCAAAGTTTGGGACTATGGTTTTGATTTCATCAAATATCCTCCAGACAAGGTCCTCTTTACGGACTGGGAAGATCTGGGGTACCTGTGTGATAAAGTGTTTCGCGAGATCCTGCTCACGATCGATACGGGCTCCGTCGATTGTGAAGTGGACCTCTGGTTGGACGGTGTGGAGCGCCAGAGCTGGTACATCAATACCTCGACGATTGATCGCGATCGGATATTAACAACCTCCAGCGATATCGTGGGGAAAAGTGTCCGTCTGGTCTTCACACCGGCAGCCGGGGGTAAAGCCCAGCTTTTCAATTACAAGTACAACTGGATTGTCGACCCATGCGCCGTGTTGCACTGGGATTCGTATGAAACGGCTTTTCAGTACGATGGCTTCAAGTTCATCAAACAAGTCTGGGTGGAGTACGTGTGCGAAAGTTCATTGACGGTCAAGATCTTCCGGGATATGAATCAGCAATTCCTCTCGACAACATTGCCGCCGCACACGTACCGCAACGTCGAACGCTTCTATTTGCCGCCGATTTCCACGAGTGGGTATACGAACAAGAGCAAGGTCTACCGGTTCACCATCGATCCGTGCAACACCTGTTCGCCGTTCAAGCTCTATAAGGACGGCACGAAAGTGGAAGTCATGTACTTGTCCGGCGACCAGCGCCAGGGTTATCAGCAGCAGCCGCTCTGGGAGAAGATTCCCATTGATGTGCCGCCTGGAGCTTAGTTATGGCAACACCATCCAACCAGCAGTTCTCGTTTGTCACAATCACAAAGACTGACCTGGAAAAAGGAGACCCGACCCGGCTCAATCAGGCGCTGCGCTTCATTGCCGAGCAGTTGGCCGCGACACAGGGTGGCCAGGGGCCGTTCACCTTCAAGGCCGGGCCGTTTACGTTCAACGGGAAGGTGACGGTGAACGGCGGCCTAGTGGTGGTGCTGCCGAAATTCAGTGGGAACCAGGCCGCTAAGGCCGGCGGTTTGGTAGTGGGCCAGCTTTATCAATCAACCGGGTCTTCAGTTGGTCAGGTAATGGTCGTATACTAGCGCAAGAAGGAGAAATCGATGAAACTCACGGGGTTTAATCTGCAGTCCAAGGATCACGAAAACGGGCAGCTTGTATTCCAGCATGCTTTTAGCGGCAACTGTTTCACGATTGCGGCGACGCCAGAAGAGATGCGCCACTATCGCATTGGCGAGTACTACGATTTGCATTTTGCATTGAACAACTTACACCACGAGAAAGCCAGCGGAGCGCAGGCCGCGTAGCAAATGTTCATCGCCAAAATCCCGGAATTCAAAGGCCAACTTTCTGTCGTCGTCCACCGGGCGAATGGCAGCACCGAAAAAGAGCGTATCGTCTCCAGCGATATGCTCTACACGCAGCCACGCAGCTTCTGGCGGGCTTTGTGGCGCCGGTTGAGGCGAGAGGCCCAGATCCCCGCGGCGATGGGTTTCACGGCCTTCCTGGCGTGGATGCTGGATCACGAATTCGGCGTCAGGGCGCCCATGATGTACAGCTTGGTGACGACCGCCGGGGTCAACTACCTCTGCAATAACTTCGCCAATGCCGGCGGCGCCAATGTCGCCAACTTCCTGTACCACGAAACTGGCACCAGCAACACGCCAGCGACCATCAGCCAGACTGATTTGAGCGCTCCGATCAGCCAAGCGCGTGTCGCGGGCTCGAACAGCAATCCGGCCGCCGGGCAGTTCCTCAGTTCAGCCACGATCGCCTACAGCAACACGTACACGCTTCAGGAATGGGGTCTGTACTCATCTCTCGGTGCTGGGTTGCCGCCGACCGGTGGAACGCTCTGGGACCGTCGGGTAATTTCGCCACCACAGGGCGTGAATTCCGGAGATTCTGTTACTTATTCCTATCTCGCGATTGCTACGGCGGGTGGCTCTTAGTAGTTGACATTTATTCCTCGTAAGTCATTGAAAAAATAGATTCAGTTGACAGAAATTACGCGCTATCCTTCTCTCTGAAAAGGTTGGAGGGAATTCATGAAAGCGTATGCTACCAGCGGCCAGGTTACCGGGGCTTCGACCAAAACCATCATCTCACTGCGGGCCACCTCCTCGCGCCGCCCGAAACTACTTCAGGTTGTCATTGGATGCGAGGGCACGCCGGCTGACAACGTGGCTGAGTTCGCAATTCGCCGCTTCACCGTCGATGGCACCGGCACGGTCGGTAGCTGCTACCAGGCTGATCTTGCTGATGGCACCCCTGTGGTCACGACCCAAAACAACTACACCACCGAGCCGACGTACATTGGCGGCAACATGTATGAGATCTCGCTTAACCAGCGCGCCACGGTGATTTGGAATGCACCACTCGGCGCCGAACCATCAGTGACGCTCGGTAGCGGCGGCATCGGCATCCAGGCGATCACGGCACCAACTCTGCCATACACAATCGGACTTTTGTGGGATGAATAGACTCAATAGCTTACGTGTTATTGATGGTACTTGGTAGGAGTGATATAATGACTCATTATGAGCAAAAAATCACACGCCGAGTACATGCGGAAATGGCGCAACGGGAACGAAGACTATGCCGAATACATGCGTCAATATCGCCAAGAGAATCGCGACAAGATTGCTAGCGATCATCAAGCTTGGCGCCAGCGTAACCAGAAACGTAACGCTGAACTGGCGCGCGAGTGGATTGTTAAAAATCCCGTTCTTGCTGCCTGTATCCGCAAGGCTCAGGCGGCCAACAGCCGTTTTCCTGGAAGACTCACGGCGCAGGATGTCTTTGAGATTATCGAGCGTTCTGGCTATAAGTGCCACTGGTGTGGTAAAGAAAATCTACGGGGGCCAGATTTGACGTTGGAGCATTTACAGCCGGTGAATGACAAGCGGTATCTCACGGTCGCCTGTCGCTCGTGCAATGGGGCGCATAAGCACAAATATTCAGATCGCATCCCGATCACCCCGGAGGAGCGAAAGGCTAAAGATGCCGTTCGCCTACGTGGTTGGTATCTCAACAATCAAGATCTCCAGCGCCAGCGGCAGCGTGATTATGAGGCTCGCATCAGGCTTCGGGAACAAGGATTTCCCGTTGATGATGCGCCTCGGACTAAGGCGATCAAGTGGAATCAGGCACACAGCGATATCAAACCGGCTGGCACATCGATGGCACAATTCCTCCACTCTCACGTAAAGTCTTCCATGGCACGCTATTCCGGCGACATCACGATCAACGATGTGCGCGAGATCATCGACCGGGAAGAGCGGAAGTGCCGCTGGTGCGGCAAAGAGCGCCTTTTCGGCGAAGACCTGACGCTTGAGCACCTCGACGAAACGAATGCGAAAGAAGCGATCGTTCTGGCGTGCCGGTCGTGTAACTCAAAGAAGTTACAGGAGGTAACAATTTGAGCGTAGTCTCCCCGCTCTATGGATCGAGCGGCCAAACCATCACGTGCACGTTCACTTCGCTCGGCGGAAGCTCACAGCGATGCTCCCTAGCGGTCGCGAGCGCTTCCGGAAGCAGCCTTGAAGTGTTTGTTGGAGTAGAGGCCACCACGGGTCCAGGCGGCGCTGGTTCGGTCAACGTCTACGGATACGGCACTGCGAACGGTGGAACAAATTACACTGACGGTGTGCCGGGAACCGATTCGGCGGTTGTGCTCACCAGTCCACCAAACGTCAGAATCATCGGCACAATCAACTGCCCTTCCAGCGGGTCGAGCTACATCGGCGGGCCTTTCCCGTTGAGCCTTGCCTTTGGGGGTACGATGCCGGACCACTGGGGCATTGTCGTGGAAAATGCAACAGGAACTTCGCTTGCCGGCTCGTCCTGCAGCGCCTGGTATCAGTCGGTTCAACAACAGGTCGTCTAGGAGGAGGGCCTAGCGATGGCACTCCTCTATCGCACACTTCGCTCGAGCCTCAAGCCGATCCTCGGCCTCAATGACATCAGTGCCCCTTCTGCGCAGAATCTGCAAGCTGGGTACCTGCTCAACGAAGCAGGCGGCGCGGTCCTCCATGATGTGCGTGGCGTCACGCCGGCGCAGCTCTCCGGAACTTACAACTGGCTACAAGGTCCAAGCGGGCCGGTAGTCAACTTCAACGGTGGGCTCGCCACTGGCCCATCTGCCGCACTTGACCCGTTCACAATCGGGTTCTGGCTGAAGTTGAGCACAGTGGCGCCGTCCAACCAGGACCCAATTTGTAAGTGCGATTCCTCTATCGGCCATGGTTGGATTATCCAGGTTGAATCGAGCGGTGGTGGAAATATCCGGTTTGATGCCGCATTCACCGGAGCGAATAACTTTCAGCTTCAAATGGCGGTCCCAGACACGACACACTGGCATTTCTACGTCTTTTACTGGGACAAAACCGGAGCCCACACCGGCGGCAACAGCAACGATGCGCACTCAGGCATCTATCTTGATGGCAAGCCTGCATTCATCAATACGGCGATCAGTGGCAGTGGCAGCCGCGTCTCCGATTCCGGCCAGCCCTTGACATTTGGTGCATTTACAGGCGGGATTTCCCCGCTGAGCAACGGGCAAATTGGATCCGTGTTCTTTTGGAATCGCATCGTTTCAGAGGCGGAAATTCAGGATCTTTACACTAAGACCTACCCCGCCATTAGGCCCTTGCATGTTTACCCAGCGCCACCGCCAATCCCCTCGCAGGACTATATCTTCTACGATTCCTTCGATTACCACCTCAAACAACAGCTAGCCCAGAAGTCATTCAATAGAAATGTCGAAACAGAAGGTTTCTGGGGGGAAGTGGTGCCAACCGGGGTTCCGACGTTCGGTTATGCTTTCGACGACCGCACCGATTACCGACAGGCTCCACTGCGCGCCGCTCACTTCCCGCGCGACCAGGTTGCTTTCCTTGACTTCGCGCCAGTAACGCCCGTGGTGCCATCCCAGGATTACATCTTCTATGATTCGTTCGACTATCGCGCGGCCGCCAGCCGGATTCAGCAGGCACATTTCGATCGAAACGCGGTTTTGAGCAACTTTCAAGCAACGGTTCCACCGTCATTCGGCTGGAATTTCTATGACTCCTTCGATTACAAGGCACGGCAGAATCGCTTGGCGCACTTTCCGCGCGACTACGTGGCTGATGCCGGCATCATCTTTGCGGCAACCGGCGCGGCCGCGGCACCCAGCATCGGCTACCTGTTCTACGATTCCTTCGACTACAACAAAGCCAAGCGGTTGAATCTGCAGTTCCCGCGGAATTATGTGGACAACACAGCGGCGCTATTCACGCCGGTTGGGTTGAGCGTTCCCTCGCAGGACTACATCTTCTACGACTCGAACGACTACGTAGGGCACGCGCGCCAGGCCGCGCAGCATGCGTTTCGACGGGACTACGTCGCCGAGCCACCGTGGAGTGCTCTTATCACACCGGCCTTTGTGGACCCGGCCGGCTGGTATCCCATCGTCACGCCGATCTCTGTCCCGGTACGCCAGCGACAAAGTTACTTCTATATAGGAGTGCCGAATGATCTCCGCGATGGCACCCTGTTGCCGGCCTGGAATTTCCTGCAAATCGGAGATTCGTCGCAAGAGCCATTGCGCCAGCGGGAATTGTTTCGACGCCTGCAACAGAATGTCGACCCAGTGAAGCCACCAAAGACCTTCCTGAGCGTCTTTTTCAGCGCCACCTGGGCACCATGGAACGCCAATCTGAGCAAGGCCGCAACCCGTAATTTCGTGGCGAGGATGCAAGCCTGGGCGGCGAGTCTCTCGATATTGTCACCGCACCCGCCGGCAATCGTCGGCTTCATGCTCAACGTGTGCTCGGAGTCGCGTCTGCTCGCAGCCATAAAGTACACCATAGCAACAGTTTGCCAAGATCCAAGGACGGTCACCGTGCCTCTCAATACAACGCCAGTTTGCATGACATTCGTGAAAGACCCACAAGCCACCACCGACTATTCGATCGACTGGACGATGCCGCTCACCGCCGCCTCGGACACGATTAAGACCTCTTCCTGGGCTACCGATCCAGGGGTCGCGGTGGCGAAATCAACTTACGTCGGCTATGTGGTCACCGCGTTCATCTCGGGTGGCACGGTGGGCTCCAGCTACTCGGTCACAAACACGATCACCACTCCCGGCGGGCGCACGCTGGCACAGAACTTTATCGTCAAAGTGCAATTGCTATAGTGTTGACCGAAATCTTCGCGTAGGATTGGGGTTAGTATGGCGATCCAGTACAGTGGCGGTCCGATCGTTTACAACAACTTCCTGGGCGATACCATCGCCGATCTCAAAAACGGCATCAACACGAACCTCTCGAACGCTGGCTGGAGCTCCTCGGTAGTGGCCGGGGGTTACACGCTGACCTGCGCATTGACCCCGCAATCACTGCAGTGCTCGATCAAGCTGCTCGACAACGGCACCAGCGTCACGATCCAGTTCTGCAACGTGGCCTTGACACAGCTCGGCGTCATCCACACCTCCACGCCGGCCGCCAACAAACGGTACCAGATCCTCGCCGATCCTTACCAGTTCTTTCTGTATTTGCCGAACGTGTCGACGCCATCGAGCGGCGCCATTATGGGCGGGGTTCCATGGATCCCGGCATTCCTACAGGCCGGCACAACCACAGCCATCTGGTCAATCGGCGACGGTGCGGGCAACGCGACGTTTCGGAATAGCCTCGCGCCGAATTCTTCGGATACTGACTATCAGTTCAACGCCAATGTCGGCAGCGGGTCCGGGCAGGGTAGTCCACAGCTCTTCGGCGTCCAAAGCAATGCGACTACGCTGGGTCTGGCAGGTCTCTGGTTTAATAATGCCGCGATCATCTGTGAGCCGATGTTGGGCTACGGAACCAGTAACAACGCGCTTCCGGTGATCGTCGGCGAATTGTGGGATGCCGCGCTGGTGATGCAATCCTACCAGCTCGATCTGCAGACAAATTTCAACAGCCACAATTACACCAACATCACCGACAACAACGCCAACGGCAGCCTGTTTGTCGCGACTACATAGGAGGTTTTTTTGTCGATCCAATATTCGGGCACCGTGATCAACGACAGCTTCACCGGGCAGTCGGTGCAAAGTATTCTCGACGGAATCAAGACCGCGCTGCTTGCCGCAGGTTGGACGCTGTACAACCGGCATCGCGCTGGCGCGACGTTTCTGAATTATCCGTTCAACGGAATCCCTGCTAATGGCGAATGGGTTGAGATCGGCCAAACCGTCTACAAGTTCTACACGTCCACACCTTTCACGGACGGATCCTTCCCGGTGTTCGCAGGCTCCGGCGCTTCCGCACAAACCTGTTTCTCAAATCTCGGGAGCGCAATTCAAAACAATGACCCCATTTTCAACTGCATTCAGGCTGGTACATTCGATCTCCCGCAAGCATGGAATGGAGTCCAAATCGTAGCCGGCAGCAGTACGACAGCCTACAACAACATCACGCTAGGCGTGGACAGCGCTAATTTAGGGAGCTGGTTCGTGACTCCTGCTGCATCTACCGGCGTGGGGATTACCACCGAGGGTGGTTGGGAGTTGGAATCGCAACAGACTGGAGAAGGCTTGAAGCTGCGCGTGCGCCTGGTCGGAGAGTTCAACCCATCAGCGGGGCTCCAAGCGAATCTGTACGTCACAACAGTGCTAGAGGACACCACCAGCGCGGTTTATTCGATCACTGTTAACCCGGTTTTGACCTATCGGATCATCTGCGGGCCGTACCAACTGTTCATTTTCGCCAGCGAGTCAACCACGAACGGTACGGCCGTGTCTGGCGGCGTTCCTTATTTGCAGAGCTTTCTTGTCCCAAATCCGATCACGGCCGCTACTTCGGCAACGCCAGTCCAGTGTACAACGCTCAACGCACACGGCTTATCGACCGGCCAAACCATTTCGATTACGGAAGCGCTCGAAAAGATGACCATCGGATCGATGGGGCGCCAGCCAAGCGGCTTACAAACCGGGAACATTCTCGTCAGCGGCAATAACACGTTCCGGACCGGAGACACAGTACGAATTAGCACCGGCGACGCTGTAGTCGACGGAATCTACACCATCAGCAACGTCAGTAGCACCTCATTCTCGCTCGACAACTCCACGCCGAATATCGGGACGGCAACCGGCTTCTGCTACGGGCCGAAACATTCTGTGAACGGTACCTGGACCGTCACGGTGATCGACAACTTCAACTTCACATTGAATGGTTCTGTGGGCGCCGGCTCGCAGCCGTATTACGGCGTCGGATTGGTGGCTGCGCCAGGCACACTGAACCGCGCTATCTGGTCAGTCGGGTCTTCTGGCGCCAACTTCCGCACGGGCCTGTACTCCGCCGGCAATGCGCAATTCATGGCGCTGAACTCGGCGAGTTACGAAGCGCTGACGAATATCGATCAGGCCAATCCGCGTTTAGTGATGCCGGGATTGCCTGGCAAGCCCTTGAATTTCTCTAACGGATGCGCAGCAGTGATCGAGCCGCTCATTGCCGCCGGCGCGAATGGGGCTGGCTCGCCGCCAATGGTCTTCGGACAGCTCTGGGACTCAGCTCTGGTGACGACGATCTACACGCTGGACATTGAAACCAGCTTTGACAACCATAACTACCACTTGTACAGCTCGCAAGTTGGCGACTCCACACACTTCCAGGGCGGCTTTTTCTTGGCAATTTCGTGAGGTGCAATGGCTATCCAGTATACGGGCTCCGTGCAAACCACGACTTTCTCCGGAGCGAGCGTCAATTCTATTCTCGATGGCATCAAAAACGGTCTCACTGCTGGCGGTTGGACGCTCGTTAAGAATCGTTTTCGTGCGCAGAATACCTTCACGAATGAGCCATTTTTGGAGAATCCATTCAACGGGGAGATCCGCGGAATCGGTGCGACAAACTATCTCTTTTTGAATACGGCAATCGGTTGTCCAACTGTGCAGATCGAGCCAAGCGCATCGGGCTCGATCTTCAATTGGAGTCTGCAAATCAATGCCTGTGACCCTCTATTCTACTCGCCCTTCGGCGGGCAGGTGCCAGCACAGACCGACGCGCGCGCGCCATCCTATCTGTACATTGTGGCTCAGCACGATGGCACGGTCGGAAACAACCAAGCCTGCACATTACAGAGCGCGAATTTCGGGACCTGGCAATCTGGCGTCACCTTCGGTGGCGGCTGGGAGATGGTCTCGGCAATAACGCCAGAGGGGCTGCAGATCAAAGTTCAGGCGGTCTGTGACTTCATCTTCGGCGTTGGAATCGTCGCTGACATCTATATTTCCTCCGTGCTCGAAGACGTCATCAGCCAGCCAATTCAAATCAACGTGCAGAATGTCGCTTACACAGTTACCGCGGATCCGTACCAGTTCTTTCTCTAC